TCCAGGTTCAGATACTATATCTGAAGGGGATGACCACCTTAGGCTAATAAAGTCAGTATTAAAATCCACGCTTCCTAACGCTGATGAGGCTATAAATGGGGTTCATACGGGAACTTCAGCACCTAGTCCCAATACCTCTGGACAACTCTGGTTTGATACGAGTGGTACAGGCGACCTCAAAGTAAGGAATAAGGCTAATAGTGCTTTTGAATCTGTAGATACTACAACAACTGCATTACCAGCAGGGGTTATAGCACTTTGGTACGGCTCTACGGCTTCAATCCCGTCTGGGTGGACTTTATGTGATGGGACTTCATCCACTCCTGACCTTAGAGATCAGTTCATCATTGGGGCTGGTGGTTCTTACGCAGTCGCTGCGACAGCTGCGGTGGGAAATACTGGGGCGCATACACTAACGACCTCTGAGATGCCAGCACATACTCATAACTTTGTGGGTAGGGGATTTACTGCTCAAAATGGAACAGGGATAACCAATGATTATGCCGACCATGCTGCTGGCTCGATAACTGTAAGTTCTACTGGTGGTGGTGGGTCACATACGCATACTGGTAGCTTGCCTCCGTACTACGCGCTTTGCTACATAATGAAGACCTAAGAGGATACTATGAGTAGAATATCTATTATACCTGATGATGGTTCCATGATTGTTGATGGAATTGGAGCATTCTTTTCTTATGATATTGGATCAGATATAAACGCTGTTCAATGGTATGGGGAGAATGGGACTGTTGAATATCGAGAAATTGTAGGGGGGCAGTCTATGCCTACTAGGGTAGACGACATAACAAGTTTTTCAGCTTATGAATACCTTATTCCACAATGGGAGCAAGCTATAGTAGATGCTAAGGTGGCAGCTTGTGAGAATAATGTGGGCTACCATTGGGATGCAGCCTCTGGAACTTGCGTAAGAGATAGCTAAATGCCCCTAGTTCCAATCAACGACCTTGGTTCCATAGGGATTATAAAGGATATGCCCCCTTATGCCATTCCACCTAGTGCATGGTCAAACGGAAATAATATAAGGTTCCTGAATAACGGGGTAAAAAAGATTAGGGGCTATACTGAAGTTATGGCTACTTGCCCTTTTGCTCCCTACTATATTTTTCCATACGAGGATGCCTCTGGTAACTACTTTTGGTTTGCCTTTGGTGAGGACGATATAGCGGTATGGGATAATACCGATTGGACTGATATAACGAGGCAGAAGACTCTTGTTCTTAATGGCGGTGGCAGTCCAGTAGCTGCTGGGGCAAGTTCTATAACAGTAGATACTGGCGCAGCCCTTACAGCTTTGTCTGCTTCTGGGACTTTAAGGATTGGGACAAATATTGTCTCAGATACTGGGGTGAACGAATACGAGGTTTTAACCTATTCGGGTAGGAATACCAGTACAGGGGTAATAACACTAACTGGCACTACTGCTAATATTCATGCCGACGATGCAATAATAACCCCAAATGGTACGACAGCTACGGCAGATGATGATTATGACGCTAACACCACAACTAGGCGTTGGACAGCTACTAACCTAAACGGCATCGTTATAGCGACTAATGGGTATGATACGCCCCAGATGTGGCCCTTAACCAACGGGTTGCCAAGCAAGACTCATCCAATGATAGAGTTAAGAAACTGGCCTGCAACCCCTACAGCCAGCATCAGTGGGTCGGCCCTACAAAAGTGTAGCGTTCTAAGGTCTTTTAGAACATTTCTAGTGGGGTTGAACTGGCAAAGAACAGACCCGGAGCCAAGATTAGTGAAGTGGTCTACTGAGGCGTCATACTATTCCGCGCCTAACACATGGGATGAAGCGGATGCAACTTTAGACGCTGGTGAGTACGAATTGGCTGACACACCCGGAGAAATAGTAGATGGTCTTCCTCTAGGAGACTCGTTTATTATATACAAGAACGACAGTATCTATATTATGAACTATGTAGGAACCCCCTACATCTTTTCGTTCAAACTCCTCAATCCAAATATAGGTTGTCTCACAAAGAACGCCGTGGCTGAGTTTGAAGGCGGTCACTTCTTTATGGGTAACTCCGACTTCTATCTTAATGACGGGCAATCAGTAAAACCCTTACTCCCTGATAAGCTAAGAAGGGCTGTATTTGATGAGATAAATGCTGGGGATGTTAGCAACCCAAGTTGGATGAAGTGCTTTGTTGTGGCAGATCATCTTCATACAGAGATGTTAGCTTGTTATCCTTCTAATAACTCCACTATTGTGAATAAAGCGGTTATCTGGAACTGGAGAACTAATGCCTTCTCCTTTAGGGATTTGCCTACAACTTCCCATATAGCTTCTGGTATCATGGCTGTGTTTCCTGCTGGACAGAAGTGGGGGCCAGCAGCAATATTAGATGAGGCTTCTATGACCCCCTCATCCCCGGCAACAGCAGGGAACTTAGATGTGGTAAGCACGGTATCTACGCCAGCATTCTCTACAGCAGGAACATTGATTATAAATGGTAGTGGGTCTACCGTAGACGGCCTAAGTGATATAGGTGCAGAGCAGATATCGTATACAGGTACAACATCAACCTCCTTTACTAATATAACGAGGGGGGCTAATAGCACGACAGCAACCGCCCATGATGATGCCTCTATGATAAACGAAGTAACTACCTCTTGGGATTCTAATACAAATGCTTGGGGAAGTTCTGCCTACGACACCCACTTAGAAAATCTAGTATTTGCTGATGTCAGCGGAATAAAGATGTATCGGGATAACAATGGGAACAAAGAAAATACTAACAACATGACCTCCTACATAGAAAGGACAGGGTATGACTTAGGTGATCCTCAACAGGTTAAGACTGTTACTGCTGTATACCCAGAGATGGAAGTAACTGGGTCTGGTTCGATACAGATAAGAATTGGAACTCAAATGTCTCCTGAGGGTGGTGTAACATGGAGCAACCCAATATCCTTTAACCCAACAGATCAGTCTAAGGTATCCTGTAGGCAGTCGGGTAAATATTTTGGGATACAGTTTGAGTCCACTACAGATGTTGATTGGAAACTTCATAGTATGGCCTTTGAAGTACGCACCAGTGGTAAGAGGGGGTCAAGGGACTACACTCCGTAATGGCTAACGCTCCGTCAAAAAACGTAAAAAGCGTCAACAGGTGGTCACCCAACCCAGCCCCCGTAGACCCCTTACAGCTCCCTGATTACCTGTTTAGTGAATTAAACAGGTTGGGGGATATCATCTTTAACCTAGACACCTTTAGGCTTGAGGTTACATTCAACGAGCCAGATAAGCCTAGAGACGGTGATATAAGATACGCCGATGGAACGTCTTGGAACCCCGGCGGGACAGGCCGTGGTATTTACGCATATATAGACGACGGCACGCCCGCTTGGGAAAAGCTATAAGAGCGCATCTTCTAAGTCCAGAAGATATTCCATACGTTTGGGACAAGGTAGAGCCTATGCTTGCTAGAGTTACAGAGCATGCTGAGGGAGAACTTACTACTGATGACTACATAGAGCCTTTGTCCTTAGGGGAAATGCAGCTTTGGATTGCCGTGAATGACGAGGAGTTACACTCCGTTATGGTGACTCAGATAATACCTTACCCACAAAAAAAGATACTTCGGATATTGGCAATAGCTGGTTCTGAGTTTAAGACCCTGTATAAGTTTAAGGACATGGTGGAGTCATTTGCCATAAGGTCAGGATGCTCTGGCCTTGAGCTATGGGGTAGGAAGGGGTGGAAAAAACTACTACCAGACTGGAAAGATAGTTACATCGTATACACAAAAGACCTAAGAACGAGGATGCAATAATGAGTGGTGGACACAAATATGCAAGTAGGTACGCTGACTATAGGAGCGATGTTAAAGACTCTGACTTCACTTCTTATGTAGACTCTAGGGGTGATCTCGCTAACGCGTGGAATATGATAGAGGAGTCTCAGAAGGCTGACGGTGACATGAGCAAGTTCGAGACTATAAATGGGTTAACGCCAGACCAGCAAGTGGACTATTGGGTAAAGAGGGGTGGAACCTCCAAGGCAGCCTTTGGTAGAGCGCATGCAGCAGAAGACGCAGACTTGTTTTATAACAAGTATCGTGGCGCTACTAAGTACACAGAAGGTTCTCAGGCATGGAAGGACTACTTTAAGGATAAGGATGATACCTACTTCAGCACTTGGCATAAAGGTAAGAGTACGGACAACGGTAACGGGAATGGTAACGGGAATGGTAACGGGAATGGTAACGGAAACGGAACT